CAGCCCCCGAGTCGCAGTATTTTCCCTCCCCACAGAGGAGGAGGCGGTGGTCATGACTAAAATTGACGACAAAAAAATAATCAAGGAGCAATTGCAGCTCCTCGCCGCCCGCATCCTCACGGAGGGCAAGCGGCTGGAAACGGAGCCCCTCATCATTGAGTATGACAACGGCGGCGGGCAGAGCGGCGTAAGGGAGAACCCGTTTTATCCCGCGTACGAGAGACTGCTTGCGAGCTACGTGAAGACGCTCACAGCCTCAAAGGACCTGTGCGGAACCCAGGACGCGGAGATCAAGAACCTTGAAGCGATCCGCAGTAAGTTCCGGGTGGCGAAATGATGGGCAAGACAGAGCCGCGCGTATTTACTCCGCCGCTGAGGGAGCTGATGGAAGACACGTCGCTCGGATATGCCGCGATCGAATACGCGCGGACGGTACTCAGAAAAAATCTATATCCGTGGCAGGAATGGGCACTCATCCATGCTTTGGAGATAACAGGGGATCTGACGACGGAATGGAGGTTCCGGTTCCGCACGATCCTCTTTTTGATCTCGCGGCAGAACGGCAAGACAGTGCTTTCAGAAGTGATCGCGTCGTTTTTCCTTAATGTCCTCTGTGTGGACAGCATCTTCGGAACGTCGCTCTCACTGGACAAGGCGGAGGAGGTCTGGGAGGCGGTCATAAATGACCAGGAAAACATTCCCGAGCTGTCAGGAGACATTGACCGCGTTTCCCGCACGAACGGTAACAAGCGCCTCATTCTCACGGGCCTGCGGCAGTACAAGGTCGGCGCACCCACGAGGCGCGCAGGCCGTGGTGACTCTAACGACCTTGTCATGCTTGACGAGATACGCGAGCAGAGGGACTGGGAGACATGGGCAGCCGCCGCGGCATCGACCAACGCGAAGCCGAACGGCCTGATCGTGTGCTTCTCCAATGCGGGCGACCCTGACAGCATCGTGCTCCGCCAGCTCCGCTCGCAAGCCATCGCCGCTATTGACGGCGGCACCGCCGGAGACTATGGCGGAAGCGTCGACAGCGACACCCTCGGACTGTTCGAGTGGTCCGCTCCGGACGGTGCGAAAACCGACGACATGGAAGCTCTCGCGCAGGCAAATCCCGCGCTGGGGTACGGCTATCTCACCGACCGCGCGCTCCTTGCAAACCGCGGCACCTTCCCAGAGAACAAATTCCGGTCGGAATGTATGTGCCAGCAGGTTGACACGATCCTGCCGCAGCCGTTCCCGGATGGCGCTTGGCTGGGCGGGCTCGACAACGCCTCTCAGATCGCTCCTGAGTCCGAGCTGTATTTTGGCATCGATTTATCGCAGAACCGCCGCTGGACGACCATCGCGGTGGCGGGCTTTCGAGCTGACGGCAACATGCACATAGAAGTCGTCGCTCGGCAGATCGGCACGGAATGGGCATACAAGTGGTTTGAAGAGCGCCAGAGGACGCGCCCGATGAAGCTGGCGTTCCAGGGGCGCGGATGTCCGTGCGTGGGACTGGCGGAACAGATATGCACGCTCCCCAACGTTGAGCGCTATGCCATTGAAGGCGGAGACCTGACAGCCGCGTGGGGCAGATTCTGGGACGGGATCGCCGCGAACGACCCGGCGAGCAACCGCGGTGGCATGAAGATTTTCCACCTCGCGCAGCCGGTTCTGGATGCCCCAGCCAAAACGATGCAGCTCAGACAGCTGGGCGGAGGCGTGGAGCTTCCGGATCGCGTGAAGTCACCGGACGACCCTGCGCCAATGATCGCGTGCTTCGTGGCGTTCGCCGCCGCCACGCAGACGATAAAGAAGCAGGAAAGAAAGATTTATGCGAGTTCATATGCGGCCGGCGGGTCGCTGATGTTCGCTTGATGGAGGGCAGATAAATGCCTGTGATTGAACGCCTACGGGCACTATTTGGGAGGAACGTGTATTACACCGTCTCCCCTGTGGAGCTTCCGCAGGTCGGGAGCATGAGCGCGCGCGAGCTGTATGCGACGCAGGCCAACCTGCACGCGGTCGTGTCGTTCCTGGCTGACTCTGTGGCGCAGCTCCCGCTCAAGGTCTACCGGCGTGACGGCGAGACCGACAGACAGAGAGACCGCGACAGTGTGGCGGCGAGGCTCCTGTGGAGACCCAACGCCGACCAGACGGCTTATGAGCTTTTCAATGCGCTGACCGTCGAGCTCCTGCTCATGGGATGCGCCACGCTCTGGGTGCTCCCCGACCCGGACAGCGACAGCGGCTATCAGCTGCGGATCATCCCGCGGGAATGGATCAGCGACACCGATAGGGTGACCAATTACGCGCCGGACGTCTTGAAGGTGCACACCGGGACGGGCGCATTCCTTGAGATCGGGCGCGACGAGTTCGTGCAGTTCCGCATGTACAGCCCCGGCAACCCGGGCGGCTACCAGTCGCCGATCGCGGCACTGCGGCAGACGCTGACGGAACAGATACAGGCGGACAAGTTCAGGACGGAGATTTACCGATCCTCTGGAAGATTCAATGCCTATATCACCCGCCCGAAGGACGTCGCTCCCTGGGACGATGAGACCAAGCGGAAGTGGTTGACGGCCTTCCGTGAGGGCTGGGGACAGGGCGGCGGCAATTCCGGGAAGATGCCTCTGCTCGAGGACGGTATGGAGATAAAGCCGTACCAGTTTAACGCCAAAGAAGCCCAGTATGCGGAGACCAAGCAGCTCTCCCGCGAGGATGTGGCTGCGGCCTTCCATGTGAACCCCTCGCTTATCTGGCACACGACCACGCAGACCTATGCGAGCGCGAAGGATAATGCGAGAGCGCTGTATGCGGACTGCCTCGGCCCGACGCTTCAGATGCTCCAGCAGAGGATCAACAGCTTCCTGCTGCCAATGATCGGAGCGGATGCAAACACGTATGTGGAGTTCGACCTGAACGAGAAGCTCAAGGGTTCCTTCGAGGAACGCGCGAGCATCCTCCAGAGCGCCGTCGGCGGGCCTTATATGACCCGGAACGAGGCGAGAGCCGACAATAATCTTCCGCCAATTGAAGGCGGGGACGATCTTATCACCCCTCTGAACGTGGTCGCAGGCGGGCAGGCATCGCCGCAGGACACGCACATGGAGCCACAGGAGCCCGCCACGTTGGAACCTACGGAACCGGCAGAGGCATCCGCCAGATGCAACTGTCCTGAGTGCAAGGCAAAGGCCGAGCCGGTCAGGATCAAGGCTCGCTCCACCAAAGAAGAAGACGAGCGCGTCGCGGATGTTCTGAAGAGGTTCTGGAAAAGGCAGGCGAACAGCGTGCTTCCTAAGCTCGGAGCCAAGTCGGCGGAATGGTGGGACGAGGAACGCTGGAATGACGAGCTCGCGGATGATATTGAGCCGCTCGTGAGAGCCATCGCGGACGCACATGGCAAGGAAGCAGCCGCTGGCATCGGAAGCGAATACGACACGGAGCAGACGCGCCACTATCTGGCGGAGCTCTCCAAGGGCAGGGCGCAGGCTATCAACGCCGCGACCTACAAGAAGCTCCAGCAGGCTCTGGAAGATGCCGAGGACGAGGAAGACACGCCCGCGCACGTGTTCGATGTCCGCGAGAACAAGGACAGCATCACGTTCGGCAGGGCGCTGGCGATTGGCGTCGCAGGCTGGGCGGCTATCCACGAGGCTCCGGATCAGGCTCGACAGCAGGGTGTCATCACAGGACGCACGAGAGCCGAGAAGGAATGGGAGACCGGCGAGAACCCCCGCCCTGAGCACGCGCTCATGAACGGCGAGACGGTGCCGATCGATGAGCCCTTTTCCAACGGCTGTATGTGGCCCGGCGATGAGGGCGGCGATCCTGATACGACCTGCGGCTGTAACTGCTCCACGGTGGTGATCATCACCCGAGACTAAGGAGGCAAATATGGATCATTTATACAAGAATTACGGACATATTAAGGCGGACGAGGATGCCGGGACGATCACCGGATACTTCTCCACATACGACCGCATCCCTGACAGCTACGGCGATGTCGTGGCGCCGGGTGCATTTACAGACACCATCAAGGCAAGGGAGGAGAGCGGGCATCCGTTCCCGCTGTGCTGGAACCACGACCTCGACCAAATCATCGGTAAGGTCGACAAGATCGAAGACGACGAAAAAGGCCCGCTGATGACAGCGAGCTTTTTTAATACTCCGCTTGCCCAGGAAAAGCGGGAGATCGTCAAGAGTGGCGTGGTCTTCCAGTTCTCCTTCGCCTACGACGTCAAGGACGCGTCCCAGGTGACGCTGGAAGACGGCACAAAGGCCAACGAGCTGCGCAAGCTCGACCTCTATGAGGTCTCCATCGTGCCGATCCCGGCGAACCAGAACGCAGTCATGACGGAAGTCAAGGCGGAAGCACCGGAAGAAAAGCCGGCGCCGGTGGTTGGCGTCATCAAGGTTGAGGCGCCGGAAGAGCTGAAATCCGGGCGCCGCAATTCCAAGAAGGACGCGGACGCAATCAGAGAAGCCATCACGCTCCTCCAGGGAGTCCTGGGCGAGCTTGAGGAAGCAGACGAACCTGATCACGGAGAGGACGAGCCGGAAGCCAATGCGGCGGCAGAGGAGCCGAAGGCGAGCAATCCGAAGAAGGCGGCACTGCTTGAATACATCAACAGCATTTTGGAGGGCTAAGACATGAGTTTGAAAGAAGAGCTCAAAGCCAAGAAGGACGCCCTCGCAGAGCTTAAGGCCCGCATCGAAGCCGATGAGGTTGACGTCACCGAAGAGGTAGAGGCGCAGGTCAAAGCCATGCACGAGGACATCGAAGAGAAAACCGCCGAGGTTGAGCGGGCTGAGAAGAAGGCGGCCCTGCTCAATGTGATCGGCAAATCCGAGAAGGAGGAAACCAAGATGAGCGAATTCAAAGAATTCCTTGAGAGGGCAAAATCCGTTGACAAGAACATGAAGGGCTGGAGCGTGGCCACTCACATCAAGGCCGCGACCGATGTGGTCACCGCCCCTCAGATCGCAGACATTGACAGGGCAGTCGCCCCGCAGCCGAAGAGGGTCGCCGCGGCTGATTTCTTCAGCAACGCCACCATTTCTGGCAACGCGATCACCTACTTCATGCAGGGAGCTTACGAGGGCACCCCTGCCGCGACCGCACAGGGCGCCAAGAAGCCCCAGAACAGCACCAGCTTCGCACCCACCACTCTGCCGCTGTCCAAGATTGCGGCTTACATCAAGGAGACGGACGAAATCCTGTGGGATGCCGACTTCCTTGCGTCTGAGGTTCAGAACAGTCTCGTATACAGGGTTGGCGTGGTCGAGGACAACACCATCGTGACCGCGATCAGCGGCACGAGCGGCATCCTGACCAAAACCGTCGGGACCGGCGACAACGCTTTCGCTGATGCTATCATCGCCGGCATCATGGACATCAAGAACGCATCCGCGTATGACGCCACCGTCGTGATCCTTAACCCTGCGGACTATCTGACCCTGCTCCAGGCTAAGGACGCCAACAAGCAGTACTATGGCGGTGGCTACTTCGCCGGCGCTTATGGCAATGGCAACTTCGGCGTTCCCACCGCGATCTGGGGCGTCCCGGTCTTCACTTCCAGCGCGCTCACTGCCGGCACCGCTATCGTGGCGGCCCGCGAGGCGGTCAAGATTTGGAGAAAGGGCGGCCTCGACGTCAA